ATTAAATTTAGGTTCTAGTACCGCATTGCACGCAGAAAAGTTAGTAAGTGCAGTATCATTAACGGTTAATAATATTCCAGGTACATTAAGTATTATTGCAAATCAAAGTACAATAACAGGTTCGACAATGTTGAGTGGTAATACAATAGCAGGAGGCGTAACATTAAACTTAAGTTCATCTGCAATTTCAATGAATAATAATATTATCAACGATAGTAGTTGTACTTTAACAAATGGATTTTATTCAAGTAGTTTAGGATTTGGAACTCTATCTATTCTTAGAAATAACATTGGAGGTCAAACTAACGCAATCATAGTAAGTGGCTCACAACCTGCAGGAACTACAAATTCACCATCATTTAGTGATAACTTTATTGGTGGTGGTAATAATACTATCTATGGTGATACTTCAAACGCGGCAGTAGTTAGTACAAATGCATACCATAGTGCACTTAGAAATATAGTATTTGGTCAGCAACTTATTATCACAGGTAGTAGTTTGTTAACAGCACCATCCACAGTTGGTTCTGCATTCTTTGGTAGATATAATGATTTAAGTGGTAATAAAGATTTAACTGCACAAACTATATTTGCAGTAGGTACAGGTAATTCAACTACAAGAAAGACTGGATTCTTAATTGATTCAGGTAGTAATACATTTGTAGAAGGAACATTTAATGTATCGGGTAGTACAGCATTTACAGGTAGTTTAACTATTCAAAGTGGTAGTGGTGATTTATTTGTATATGGTAATAAACAATTTAACGTAGGTGCATTCTATTCAACTATAACTCAATCGGGTAGTGCAGCAGTATCACAATCAATGTTATTTAATAATACTACTATATCACAAGGTGTTACATTAAACGGTGGTACAACTCAATTGACAGTAACAAATAGTGGAACATATAATATACAATTCTCAGCACAATTATTAGCAGATACAGGAGCAGATACAATATATATTTGGTTAAAGAAAAACGGAACTAATGTAGATAATACTGCAACTAAATTAGTATTAGCAAATAATGAAGGTAATGTAGCAGCATGGAACTTTGTAGAAAACGCAATTGCAAATGATTACTTTGAATTATGTTGGCAATCAACAAGTGGAGATGCAGTATTATTAGCAGAAGCAGCAAGTGGTAACGTTCCAGCAATTCCATCAGTAATAGTAACTGTAACGCAAGTAAGATAATATGAACGAAGATACCATTTTATTAGAAGTTATGTTAGAGTTATGTGAGGAAGAAAATGAAGATTTGAAGCATGAAAATGCATACTTGTTAGCATTGACTAGGTATTTGGAACATAAAAACAAAGAATTATACAAAGAATATAATAATTTATTAAACCCGGATAACAGATTAAATTAAAAAAAAAAATTATCAGTTGTTATCTATATTAAATCAAACACAATATGAACTCAAAAAACGTATTAAGTAAAATTATGACTTTGTTATCATTAGATAAGGAAGAAATATTATTTACAGATGCTAAATTAGCAGATGGAACAATCTTACAATCACCAACATTCGATTTAGGCGAAGATGTAGAAGTAGTTTCAGAAGATGGAACTAAATCTAAAGCACCAGATGGTGAACATGAAATTGCATTAAAAGATTCAGAAGGCAAAGAAGTAGTTATCAGAATTATAACTAAAGATGGTAAAATTACTGAAAGAGAAAATGTTGAAGAAAAAGAAACAGAAGCTCCTGAAGAAAGTGAATCAGAAATGGAAACCGAAATGCAAGATGAAATGCCAATGGATACAATGATGGCTGCTGATTATGTTAAAGCTCCAAAAGGTTTACAAACAGATGAAGCTAAATCTTTACCTAACACAACTTCTGAAAATGAAGCAAATGTTGTTAAAGAAGGTGAACCAACTGAGGACCCTATTATTCGTTTAACTTACAGAATCACAGAATTAGAAGAAGCAATTGCAGAATTGAAAATGAAGTTCGGTGAAAATAAAGTTGAAGAAGTAATAGAAAAAGTAAAAGAAGCTAAGTTAGAAGAAGTTGAAGTTAAAAAATTAGATGGAGCTCCAATTGAAATGAGTTCAGTTAATTTAAGTGCACTTCATAAATCAAAAAAGAATAACGAAGGAAACTATCAAAGTAGTTTCTTATCAAAATTATATAATTAATAAATAAAAATCATTACAAATGAAAAAATTACAAAAGTTCGCAGGTGAACAACCAGTAATCTCAACCACATACGCAGGTGAGTCAGCTGGTCAATTTATCGCAGCAGCACTATTAAGTGCAAAAACTTTGGATAACAAATATGTAACTATCATGCCAAACGTGAAGTACAAAGAAGTAATCCAAAAATTAGCAATCGCAAACATCGTAAATGATGCAGCTTGTGATTTCACAACTTCAGGCTCAGTAGCATTAACTGAAAGAATCATCACTCCAAAAGAATTACAAGTTAACTTACAATTATGTAAGCAAAACTTCGTAGCATCTTGGGAAGCTCTTTCTTTAGGATTTAGTGCGTTTGATGAAATTCCAAAATCATTCACAGATTATTTAATCTCTTATGTTGGTGGAACAGTAGCTCAAGCAACTGAAATCTCTATTTGGCAAGGTGTTAACGCAACTAACGGACAATTCGGTGGATTCCAAACAACTTTATCTGCTTCAGTTGCAGCTGATACAACAATTGTATCTGGCGCAATCACAGTAGCTAGTGGTGTTATTCCTGCGTTTGCTAGTTCTAGTACAGTAGTAGGTGGACAACCTATCTCTGGTAGTGTAACTGCAGCTAACGTATTATCTAAGTTAAATGATGTTGTAACTTCTATCCCTAACGCAGTTTACGGAAAAGAAGATTTGTTAATCTATGTTTCTACTGACGTAGCAAAAGATTACCAACAAGCATTAGCTGGTGGTGCAATCGGTGCAAATGGTTGGAACAACCAATTAAACGTTGGTGAAAAACCTTTCAACTTCAACGGTATTGAAATTGTTCTTTGTCCTGGTATGAGTGCAAATACAATCGTAGCAGCTCAAAAATCTAACATGTTCTTCGGGACAGGACTTTTAAGTGATTATAATGAAGTAAAAGTATTAGATATGAGTGATATCGATGGTTCTCAAAACTTTAGAGTAATTATGAGATATACAGCTGGAACGCAAGTTGGTATCTTAAGTGATGTAGTTTACTACGGAGCATACTAAAAATAACTAATAGGTAGGTGGGGAGTATCGTAGAACAGAAACCCACCAACTTATTTTAACTAACAAAAATAAAAACACAATATTATGGCTTGTAATTTATCTCAGGGTAGACAAGAAGTTTGTAAAGAAAGTATTGGTGGTTTGCAAGGTGTATACTTTGTTAACTATTCAACTGGCTCTTTTACAAAAAATGCAAATGGTGAAGTAACCGCTTTACCTTCTGGAAGTACTGTTTATTACTATCAATTGAAAGGTTCAAGTGCATATACTGAAACTGTTACTACTTCAAGAACTAATGGTACAACTTTTTTCTCTCAAGCTTTAACGCTTAATTTAAAGAAGTTAACTAACGAAATGACTACTCAATTAAAGTTGATGGCATACGGAAGACCTCAAATTATTGCTTGGACAAATAATGGTGATTCATTGTTAGTTGGTGAACATTTAGGTGCAGATGTAACTGCAGGTACAATCCAAACAGGTGGAGCATTGGGAGACCTTTATGGTTATTCAGTAACTCTAACAGGTATGGAACAATTGCCAGCAGCTTTCTTAAGTGGCTCTACAACAACTAATCCTTTCGCAGGATTATCGACTCAACCAACTATCGTTTATAACTAATTCAGTATAAACACTAAGATATTAAATACTCTATCATTAATTTGGTAGGGTATTTTTTTGTCGTATCTTATAGTAAGTAAATTTAATTCAGTATTTGTTATCTATAAGACACACTAATTACAACATAAATGCTATCATATTACGTTTCACAGAGTAATTCTTACACAATTAGAACACAAGATACATCCTCAAACCAATTCACAATGAGTTTGCAGGATATGTATCAATTAACTAATATTACTGCATCTCTAACATCAGCATCATTTACTCCATACGAAAACTTATTTGCATTTACTGCAAGTATTAGTGGCTCAATTATTGGTGGTGAGTATCGAGCAAAATTATATAATAGCGGTAGTACGGACCCTATATGGCATGGTAGTATACAAGTATATATGAGCTCATCAGTATCTAAATCAGTTTCAGAAACTCAAATTACTCAGTATGTATCACATGAATCACCTAATGAGTATAAAGAATATATAATTCAATAATAATGGAAAATAAATACAAACAGAATTTCTCAATAGTTAATTTAGGTCAGCAAGATGTACCTTATGTAAACGAAGATACCAAAAGTAGAACTCAATGGGTACAAGTAGGTCTTAAACATACAGATGATTTTTTCTTTCAAGTTAACGCAGCATACAATACTTCTACAACTAATGCAGCGTGTATTGAAGGTATATCAGATTTAATATATGGTAAAGGTATATACACAAAGAACGAAGCGTTTGCAGAAACTCTTAAAAAGGTATTACCACAAGAATGTTTAAAGAAATCAGTCTTTGATTTAAAATTATTCGGTAATGCAACTTTACAAGCAGTTTGGAATAAAGAACATACAAAAGTAGTTAAGTTCTATCACGTACCTGTTCAGAATTTTAGAGCAGAGAAGTTAAAGGGAATACCTAAAATAGAAAATTATTACTATTGTACAGATTGGTTTGACCAAAAAGCAATAAGAAATAAAGTTAAGATTCCAGCATTTGGAACATCTAATGAACAAACTGAATTATTATATATTAAGAATTATTCACCAGGACATTTCTACTATTCCCTACCTGATTGGTTTCCAGCTTTACAATTTAGTGAAGTAGAAGCAGAATTAAGTAATTTACATATCAACAATATACAAAATGGTTTCTTACCAATGGTTATGGTTAACTTCAATAATGGAGTTCCAGCACCTGAAGAAAGAGAAACTATCGAAGGATTAGTATCAGCTAAATTTACAGGCACAAGAAATGCAGGTAGATTTATGACAACATTCAATGATGACCCTACAACTAAACCAACTATCGATGTAATTCAAATTGATAACTTACATGAGAAGTTTGAATATGTTGCAAATTACGCACAGGATAGAATATTAGTTGCACATAGAGTAACATCTCCATTACTATTTGGTATCAGAACAGAGAACAATGGTTTCAGTTCTCAAAGTGAGGAGATGATGACGGCATTTAGTATCTTACAAACAATGACAATTGCACCATTCCAAAACTTAATTCTTAATACATTAGAAAATGCATTATTAGAAGGTGGATGGGATGATACTAAATTATACTTTGACCAATTAACTCCATTAGCAATTCTTTCTCAGCAAGCAGAGGAAACAGATAAAACTATTTCAGAAGTTGCAGAGGAAACAAATAAAGAAATGGAAAATCCTTCTACAACTGAGGAAAATATGGGAAGTACTCCTGATTCATTACCTCCTGTAAGTTTTAGTAGTGCATTTTTCAAAAACGAATACGAAATATATAATACAAAATAACTATGAGTACACCTTACGCATTATTTATAACTAGAAATGATATAATTAAAAATAGTCCTTTGCAGGGAGCAATTGATGCAGATGCTTTGTTACCATTTGTAAGAACGGC